ATGGCAATTTTAATAAAACCTCTATCAAACTTAGACATCAAAAATGCCACCGAAGGCGAACTACTACGAGATGGCGAAGGTTTAATTTTACAAGTAACAAAGAAAAATAAAGTTTGGCGTCTTGATTATAAAAAGCCTATAACCAAAGCGAGAACATCCATCACGTTAGGCTATTACCCGACTCTCTCGCTTAGACAGGCAAGGGAAAAGAAAAATGAACTCAAAGAACTCATCAGACAAGGTATTGACCCACAAGAACACAAACGCAAAATTGAGCGAAAAATACTAGATAATCTAGAAAAAACGTTTTACAAAGTAGCGTTACAATGGAAAGTATTTAAATCTTCTAAAGTAACGAAAGAAACAATGGAAGAAGATTGGCGACGTTTAGAATTACACATTTTCCCAACTCTTGCCGACATTCAAGTTGAACGTATCACTTCAAAGTTATTAGTTGATACCTTACAAATTGTCTATCGCAAAGGTCATACCTCTGTCATTGAAAAAGTACTGCGTAGCGTTGAAGGCATAATGGACCACGCCGAAAATTGCGGACTTATCGAAATGCACAACTGCCACAAAGCAAAAAAAGCATTTCATTACAAGCCTGCAGAAAACAATCCTACAATACCTATTGAAGAACTTCCAACCTTCATTACCAAGATGATGTTTGCCAATATTGAGCCATATACCCAACATCTGATTTTCTGGAACCTGCTTACTGGTGTTCGCCCATCTGAAGCCGTTGCAGTAGAATGGCGAGAAATAGATTGGGAAAACCGACTTTGGCGAATCCCCAAAGAAAAAATGAAAGGATCACGCTACAAAAAACGAGAGCATATCGTGCCACTCTCCAAGCAATCACTTGACATACTGCAAAGAATGAAAGCATTCAGCCGACATTCCCGTTTTGTCTTTCCACATTTTAAGGGAGGCGACCGCCCAATGTGTAGCGAAACAGTTAATCGAGCAATGAAAAGGAACGGCTATAAAGGTATTTTCACCTCACACGGAATGCGTGCTTTAATCAGCACACATCTTAATGAACAGAATTTTAATCCCGATGCTATAGAAATGGTACTTGCTCATAAAATTAAAGGCTCCTCAGTAAGACGAGTTTATAATTGTCACGACTATCTCAAGGAACGAATAGAAATAATGGACTACTGGGGAAATTATCTTGAACAACAAGGCTTACGTTGGAAGCCACTTGTCTAAAAACAAAGCCCCACATCATAATAATGTGGGGCCTTTTTTAGCGTTCATCTATCAGCTTTTGCATATAAGCTCGAATTTCCGACCGAACATAAAAGGAAAAATTCCCAATTTTAATTTTCTTTGGAAAGTCTGGAATATAATACTCCGAATCTTTCCGTTGCCAACGGTCAAATGTAGCTCGAGATACTCCAAATAATCTCACTGCTTCGCCTAACCTAATGAATTCAATATCAGGCTCATTTTTTGTTACTAAATTCTGCTCATTACTGACCGCTTGTACAATTTCTTGCTCCATCATCTACCTCCGTTAAATTCCCCCCTAACACCGCATAGCCTGCAATATCTCGCCAGTTATCTTCATAACTTGGATTGTTACCCGTCGAAATACGGGCTAATTTCGTGCAGATCATCTCTAACGCCTCACGCTGACGGGGCGTATAAAAATCATCAGGCACATCATCAAATAACAACCCTTTCATCTTTTGGGCTGTAATTGCCGTATCTGTAAAATCCCCGTACTGCTCGCCACGTTGGGCGATGGTTTGTTTAATATCAGACATATTTACCAACACCCCTCAAACTGTTCAGAGTATTTTTCTAAAAAATCAGTAAAACTGATATCTACAACAATTGAGCAAGTATCTTGATTATCATCAAAAAATGAAAATACATCACTCGTAAGAGGATTAGGTACATTTTTACAAATCAACTTAAAATACTCCTCATCAAAAGTCAATTTAGTAAACTCTCCTTGGATTTCTCCTGAAAGAATATGGAATTTCGCAGGTTCTCTTGATTTAGCTTTTCTCAGTTTATTAAACTCACCGAACTCAGAAATAACACTAGCAAGATCAACATATAAAATCTTATCCTTTCTGATATTAATAGGGCTAAGACTGAGTGTATATCCATTCTCAGTAGAAAATACAACAAACGCATTACAAGTAATAAAATCCATAACAAATACCTTCTGTTAATTAAAATACCGTTTTTCTTCAATAAGCTGTCCTCGGCTATATCTCACATAGATGCCGATTTGCTCATTACTGTAAATTTTCAGCGGTTTACCGTTTAATAAATCATCAATTTGATAATCGGTGACCCGCCCTCGCATTGTGATTAGCTCATTTTTTATCCTTTCTCTTACCTCCTGACTAACCTGATTATTTTTTAACCCCGTACAGTTACTGACACAAGTCCAAGGGCGAGCAAGCTCGCCTATTTTTGCCTCGCTATGCTCGGCTTGTTCGTGGTAGCCTAATAATTTCTGTTGTCTCATTTCCTCCCAATTTGTCGGCTTTCTGCCAATTTTCCATTCTTTTTTACGAGTAATAGCTACCGTACCGTTTAACTGGTTAGCAACACCATTTACTTTCTTACGGTCTTGTTGATATTTATCTTGCCCATACAAAGCGTAGTGCAGACGTACTTTCAATTCTTTACGCAGTACTAATGCACCACCTTGAAATTCCGTATAGACAGCCCAATCACCCACATCGGCGATTGCTCTTAAGGTATCAATTACCTCATCTTCCTGCTGTTCATCGCCTAGCTTACGACATTCACGCCACACCCCAACACTCGCCCCACCGATCTGCTGAAACTGACGAATACGCCACACACTTGCCCACGCCTCTACACGTTCTGCAGCTAAATTTACTGGCGTACCTGTCTCTTCATCTAATAGGTCACTCATTCCCTTGCCGTCGATATTTTTAGAAATATATTTTGCAAGATAAGAAGCTCCAGACCCCTTAGAACGATCTATTTTCTTAAAAGTACAACGGCGTTTCTTCGCCCCCGCCTCATCACCATCTTCTTCTAAAGCGTAATGCCAAAAGACACGTTTCAAGTCACGAACCTGTTCAGGACGGGTATAAAGGATTAAATGCCAGTGCGGTGTGGCATCGTGGTGAGGTTCGGCAACACGGAAACCATAGATCTGAATACCACGACGTTTTAATTCGGCTCGAATTTTTGCCCAAACACTGCAAAGATATTTCTGGGTTTGATGGGGAGCAGAACCATTCCACTTTGGATTAATACCCCCCTCGTGTAGCATTGCGTGATATTTTGACGGAGCAGTCAAGGTCACAAAAACACCCTCATCGCCATTCTTTTCAGCAATTTGGTCAAAACCATTCATTCTCGTCATCAGCTCAATACGGCGTTTTTTCGGATTACTATTTGACTTGAGCCACGTTTCTAATAACTCAACTTGTTCTTCATCATTAAGTAAATTAGTGATAATAGAATTTTTAATAAACTCAAAATTCGCACGGCGTTGTTGTTGATGGGCGTGCAAGCGTTCATTACTGACATATCCACCAGTATTAATATTCACCATTCCAACCGCAATTGCCAAATGCTCTTTCATACGCACAGCCGCACGTTTTAACTTATTATGCCAATAATTCGGACACGCCAATTTCAACAGCCCCGAAACGACTTCATCATTACCTATTTTAAGTTTTTTGGCTTTCTTGGCATAAGGAGCAGGGATCTGATACTGCTCACAAATTTCCACCAATTCAAGATACAACTCTCGCAATAACGCAAGTGCAGTTTCACCATTATTTGCTTGATGAACACACTGATTTCCGAACTCTTGCTGACGTTCTCCCATAGTGAACGCAAGCGTATTTGCCAATTGTTCAAGCTGATCTGGACGCTGATAACAAAGAGGGGTCAATTGATGATGGCTAAAGATTGCCTTACTATTTTTTACACGTTCAGCAATATCAGGCATTACTACCTTATAGCGTCTAATTTTTCGTTCCACACGCTCTTGATACTGCTCATTTGTTTCCTCTTTCGGAATAGCTTTCCAGTATTTTTCATCGTTTTCTGGCATATCTATCCCATCAAGAAAACTTAAATCTTGATAAGGTAAATGCCACAAGCTCAGCACGTCCGCATATTGCGACATCACCATTTTCACTCGAGGTAAGACCTCAGCCATTTTCTGTTTGAACCATTGACTTGCATAGTTAGAACCATAGGCTTTCAAACGTTTTTGATATAACTCGCCTAAATAATCGCTCAACTGACGGGGCAATTTATCGAACTGTGCTTGACGTTCATAATGATGATCGGGATCAAGCTCAAATAGCTCTTGTTGCACCATAGACAAGCGGTGTAAATCGTGAGGTTTTTTACGAACAACTGATGATGAAGTAACAGATGAATAAGGAAAATAGACAAAGGAGGGAGCTTGTTCAGCAACGACAATAGGCGGAAAAATTTCCGCCTGTTCACTGTCTGATAAAATCCAATTTTCCTTATTCATCTACTAACCCTTGGTAGCAAAGAGAAAAACCTTTCTCAACTTGTTGCAATAAAGGACGATATTTTTCAGGAACCTCATCGCCCTTGTATCCCGTGATATTTCTAATAACAGCAAGTAGGACAAAATCACTATGGATATATTTCCCTAATAACCGACCATTGCGATACAAATCAAAGGTACGACTAATTTGCCGATATTCGAGGCTATAGCACCGCTTACCATAAATGAAACGAGGGTAAAAGGTGCGATACTGCCCAACACTAACAGTCATAACCCGCATTCAACGTGCAGTATTCTTTAATCGTATCAGCGACAGACTGAATCGCATTGGAAACATCTGCCAGCGTGCCATCTTCCTCACCACTAAAAATCGCCAACTGCACCAAACCTTCAGTAAGCTCAGTGGCATTACGATATAAATCGCCAATTTGGCTAATCTTGCCGTGTTCGGTTAATCTAAAAACACGATAGCCATTTGTTACCGTGTGCTGAATTTCGAATTGCTCACTACTATTCGGACTAAAAATAATTTTGCGGTTCATTGTTTATCTCCTATCGAATCGCCATCGTAATTTTAATTTTTGGGTTATTAACCCGTTGCATCGTGGTTTGGCGTAACGCCTTAAAGTCATCAAGTAACGCATCTAACACATAGGTCACGTTATCGGCTTTGGCGATAAAGGCATCACCTTTCCACAACACATATTCGGTTTGCTCGCCTTGGCTACGTTGCTCAATGCAATACTGATCTAATGTGATGATTGATGTTGCCATAACTGTTTTCTCTCATTTCCAGCCCGATATCGAATAATCTTCGTAGGTTACCCCACTGTGTTTGCCTAGCTTGCTTCGTTGTCGCTTGCCCATATTGCTTGTACGCCTGCCAATAGATTTTTTGTAAATCATAAAATTGTTGCTCTCTATTCATAATTTCCCTTCCGTTTTGCTGTTTCGTGGAACTCATAAAATTTCAGGTTCTGCCCGAATTTACCGCTAATCTCTCGCATTTCTCGCAAAGCACAGGCAATCCACGCACGTTCCGCTTGTTTAAATTCATCAAGAGGCTTATTTGCATTGATTTCCACGGATTGCCCTTGCTCTTGTGCAAGTAAATTTGCCATACCTAATAAACGTCTTCGTTGCAGATAATCCAGACTTAAAAAAGCTCTATCGACACGGTTCAGCTCAGGTTTCTCAGGGCAAATTTGGCTGGCTAATACTCGACCAGCAACAAACTGATCGATCAACGCCCAACCCTTCAACCCTTTAGCTTTCAAATTTTGCACCTGCTTTACCCCTTCCGCTTCTTGAGCTTTGAGATAAGCCTCCCATTCTGACCGTGTCATCGTTCACTCCTACGGATTACCCTTACTACACAACACCCCAAGCAACCACTGCCACAAACGACAAACAAGGCTTTTCGGTTTTGGATAGGCAACCCATTGCAACTCTTTCTCTGCTTGCTCACGGGCTTTCTTCTCAGCCACCAACGTTGCCACCTTTGTTTCTAGCGCCGTCAATAAATCGTGGGTATTTTCTAAATCCAGCGTCACCACTTCCTGACGACCTTCCAAATGACGCACACGTTTTTCCACCAAAAACAGATTTAACCGACGGCGGTCTTTCATCTGTCTGTTCATACGCCAGCGTTGATTACGTCTAAATTGTTTACTCATTGTTCAATCTCCTGTTTTCAGGGTGCAAAAAACCAGCCCTTTAATAAAAAGGCGATTTTTTACACTATGTTTTAGGTTTTATTCCGTCTTTGCGTCTTCCACCACACCGTTAAATAAATCTGGTGTATTCGTGTCAACTTGCAATAACGGCTTATTGATACGCAACGCTTCTGGTCGCTCGTGATAGGTTGGTGTTCTCACTCGAATAATCTGACTTTGCACATGATGTTCAGAGCCACAACTATTGCAGAAAATCTTTGCATCAATCAGCAACAAGCCGATTTTTTCCGATGTTCTCACCCGTAAATTTTTACTGCCACAATTTACGCAATGATGATCTAAATTTGCCATTTATTCCCCTGCCTTTCGGCGATATCCTTTTTCCACTTTTTTCTGCCGTTCCCCAACGGCCCCCACGTTTTCAACTCAGTTTTCCCCTTGCACATTCCCCAATATGCAAGCGGTTTGTTTTTGGTTATATTTTGCTGATATCACCTACCTTTGTTTATAATTCAATTTCCATTCACTCAAAAAAGGAAATCAGAATGAACCCAACACAATTTGAAAATATTTCAATGCTTAATCCAGAGCGACAATTTGCAAAAGCGATTGTTGCACAACTTACCAAAGACCAACTTAAAACCTTAAAAAGTCGCTTGCAGTTCGACCCACGCAAATTACCGCTTACCTTTCAAGCCTTAGAAACGGCTCTACAAACTACGGACGAAGCAACATTTAACACCCTACGCACTCGCTATTTTCAGCTGATTGACGAGTTTCAAAAACTTGTCGAACCATCACAGATTGACGCTTTGCAAGGCTACGCAACTTACATCTCTCAATTAATTGAGCAGACGGACGATGATTTTCTCCTTGACGATTTGGAAACGCTCCACGGTCATTTGCTGAACTTTTTCGAAAGCGTAAATACTCGCTAAAACTGCCAATGTCAGCCCATTCTGCAAGCCCTGCACTCACAGGGCATTTAACTTTCTCACACATTCCCTTTTCTCCTCGTGTTAAACACATTAATTGCTTTCAAAATTTGCCTTTGTTTATAATCAAACTTCCACTCACTCAACAAGGAGTACCTATGCGTGAACTACAAGAAATCTCTGAACCGCTTAATTTACTTAGAGGAATCTTCTCGAAGGTTCCAGACTCACACGCTCACATTCTTCTATTAGGGCTAGCTTATGCGATCTCACTTCGTGAGAATCCACGGGTAGAGGACGCAATAGCAACCGCGACTGAAACAATAACGCTGCTAGTTGGCAACTATGGGAATACAAGAGCGTCATTCGAGAAAGAATTGTCTTCATGGTTATCAATATTGCTCGAAGACGGATACTATCCTCTGGCGACATCACTTTACACACTCTATCAAAAGTCTGCTCCACCCACAGCTTGTCGGCTTCGGATAAAGATTCCGAAGTCTGTACCAGAAGAATGGGTGGTATTGTTTCGTTAGGTGTTTCAAGCTCTGTTTTAACAGGGCTTTTTTCTTCTGAAATACTTTCTCCCTCTGGCTCAACCTCCGAATTAGCCGCAATAAACTCAAAAAAGTTAGCCAATGCTTCTGGACCTTCTTTTCTTGCAAATTCCGCAAAAAATGGAATTGCTTTTACAAAATCACTCATTTTTTTCCTCCCTTGCCTTTAAGGCTTCTTTCATCAAACAGCCAACCCCAATCCCTGACGGATTAACATCCGCCCCAATGCCGCCTTAGTGGCAAGCCCCAAACGTTCACGTTCTTTCTCAAAGGCAATGCCTTCTTCCTCGTTTAACGTCATATGAAACGCCACAGACACTTCACGCGTCGGGCGGATTTTTCTCCCAGTTTTGTGACTGAGATCACCTTTTTCCATCTAGACACCCCTTGTGTTTATTGATATTGTTAGCTCATTTTATTAAAACGATCCATTTTGATCGGTTTCGTTTTGTTGTGATGTATATTAAATCCTAAAACAGGATTTGCAATCCTAAAGCAGGATTAAGCAAGGGGTTTTTATGGATAAATTTTCTAACTGCCTAATTATTGAACGATTGAAAAATAAAACGGGTTCAAAAACAGATAAAGAATTAGCTGGTAAATTAGGGGTTTCAGCTTCGACCTTAGCAAACTGGAAATCTCCAACAAAACAAAAACCGACCTTGTCCGAGCTAGTCTTCAAATACGCTGATGAAAATAATATTTCTCTTGATTTAGTGATTTTAGGGAAAGAAGAAAATACCCAAGACGAAATGGAAACCGAACTTCTAGCACGCTTTGCCAAATTGGATTTCAAACAAAAATTAAAATTACTCACCAGCCTAGAAGAGGGTGATTTTGCAAAAAGTGGCACACATCAAACCGCTCACGGCAACGGTAATAACCAGCAAGTGTTTAGTGGTGATGTTGGGGAAGTGGTTGGGATTAGAAAATAGAGGTGAAGTAATGGCTGGTTGTTTGGGGCTTTTCATTTTTATAGGGATTATTGGTGCGATTGGTTCTACATTTGGTGGAGAATGGGCTGCCCTTGTCGTTTGCATTCTTATTTGCTTAGGTTTTTGGGCTAATAATGAAGAGCAGAAGGAAAAAGAGGAACAAACTACTAAATTACCAATAAACAAATCAACCGATATTACAATATATAATGCAAATAAAAGAACTGTTGAATATAAAGTTGCAACAAGTAAACCTCCTATTACTCCTCCTAGACCACAAATTTATTCTGATTCATCAACTAAATCACCCAAAAATCAATTTAGAAAATCTTCTAATAAAATTAGTTTTCTTTATGAAGATTCAAAAGGAAATTTAACGCATAGAGAAGTTAGAGTTGATGATGTTGATAATACTTATATTAATGGTTTTTGTTATTCTGCAAACGGAACTAGAACATTTAAACTAGAACGTATTATTGGTTCAATAAAACAAAATGGGGAAAGCTATCCTGTAGAAGAATGGCTAGAGAAACAAGGTATATCTAATTATATTGATAATGAATCTGATTATGGAAGAAATTTTGAAATTTGCTTTACAGGTTTTCGTAAGGATATTCGAGAACGCCTTGAAAGAAAAGCAAAAGAAAATGACTTTATCGTTCGTAAAAGTATCACACAGAATTTAGATTTTTTAGTTACTGGCAGTAATGCTGGTCCGTCTAAAGTACGCCAAGCTATATCACAAGGCGTAACAATTTTAGATGAAGATGAGTTTAATGAAATGATGGAAACAGGGGCATTGCCTGATTAATTATTTTTATAAAAAGCCTATTGCAAACAATAAAAGCGAATAAGGGGGAATGTTATGAAAAAGTTTAAAGTATTTTTATTTGTTTGTTCTGCTTTCTTTACATTCCCCAGTCTTGCCCAAGAATACGATTGCGATAAAAGATACTGTAAAGAAATGGTGAACTGTGATGAAGCCTATTATCATCTTAAAATCTGTGGTCTTGTACGGTTAGACCGTGACGGCGATGGTGTGCCTTGTGAAAATGTTTGTGGCAAAGGTGGGAAAAAACAGAGTAAAAAATCGAAACAAACTATTCAAAATCTCTTAAATGATTCAGAAAATGAAGAAAGTAACGAGAGCGACAAAGATCAAAAGAATTAAATAACTATTTAGCCAAGGAGTAAATATGGGCGATGTTAGCCACCAATATTTTAGCGGTTCCGTAGGTATGGCAAATGGCGTGAAAATTGATTCACAAACCAAAGTCGAAATTCACCAACATTTTATTTCGCCTTTGGATAGAAAAAAACTCACCAAAGAACTAATGGGGTTCAAATCCACCGACCCACAATTTTTCAAAGCCCTTCAAGACATTTGCACACAAATGCGTGGCGATTTTATGTTTATAAAATTCAATGATGAAGAATTTCTTAAATTCTACGAAATTAAAAATATCCTGTTCTCCTTTTACCAAGAAAAAGAAAACCACCGTCTTTCACTTTCTGAAGAAAAATCCAAAGTCACCAAACTAGAAATGGATTTAGCCGTCGAGAAAAATCGAGTGGCGTTATTTCAGAAACAGGCAAATTGCTGGGGGATTGTAAAAATGTTAAGGAGAGTGTTAGGCTCCTAAAATACCTTTTATAAAACAGTAGGTGTACCACGATCTACAAAAATAACGTCAGGACGTTTTGTGAGTATGCCTTCAAAAATATCTGCTTTAAGAATAAACGGGAGCCAAATACGATTTAATGTTGTTTGTTTTTGCAACACATATTTGGGGCTTAGGTTTAAGTGCTCAATTGTTTTTAATTTTGATGCAAGTTCAAATCGTAAGTAGATGTATTGACCATCGTCCGTTTGTAATCCAGTATTATAGTAGCCTACATTTTTATATGAAAAACTATCTACGTCAGCATTGAGTGTTATTGCTACCTTGCCTCGACGTTTGCTAAATGTAACATTTAAAACTGGTGATTTTTCCGATTTTTCGCACATAAATTTTCTCCTTTACGAATACGGTGTTAAAGGTTTTTCCGCAGAATATCGGAAATCACAATGAAATAAAATGGGCGGTAGGTGTGATCAGGCTATTCACTAACTACGAAAAAAATCGAGTGGCGTTATTTCAACAAGAAACAAGACAGACCAAGAGTAGAATTGGGGAAATATTGAAAAGGGTGTTTGGGTAATGGACGAGATGAATAGTTTATGCCTACTTACTCAGTGGGCTTTATTCTTCCCCCACCTTCAACTCACACTCAATCGCCGTAGTAAATCCGCTGTTCTCAGAAATCGAATGAGTAACCTGCGTCACTATCCACGCATTTGAGTCAATCTCCGCTTTAAAGCCCACCACGTTTACTGTCGTTTCGGGGATCAACTCCGCATTACCTTCCGCAAGGTTTAGGCTAAAGGTCGCCACGCCACGTTGTAGTTTTTCAAAGTGGCGTTTACAAGCATTCAATGCGGTTTGCTGTGTAGCGTAGGTATGACGTAGGGTTTTAATTTGGTCATTGTCGCTTTCCACTGGCTTATTTTGCTGAATAACGGTGGTCTGCTTTTTGCTGATTTTGCCTTTCTTGGTGGTTTTATTGACCTTCTTCACTTCGGTATTTTCATCAATAATCACTTCGCCACGCTTGCCCGTTGCGGTGTCGTGCCAGTAGGCTTTAACCGCTTTGTAGTTATCCCCTTCAGCAATGGCAAAGCGGTGACTGTCGCCATCTTGTCGGGTGAGGATAAATTCAGGCAGTTTCTGACCGCTTGCAGTGGTGGATTTGCCCGATTTAATAAACAATAATCGCCCATTTTTGACGGTGGCTATCGCATCGTGTTCTTCGGCAAGGCGAGTTAAAAAGCTGATTGAGCTTTCGTCCGTTTGGTCAATATGCTTAATCTCAAGGTTTTTGTACTCATCGCCCACCATCGCTTGCAGTTGATTTTCGTCGGCAATCTGTTGCACAATTTTGCCTAGCGTGGTTTTGTGAAAACTTCGCTCGTGTCGGTTCATTAAACTGCCACGCAGGTCCGCCGACCTTGCCCGAATGGTGACACAGTCGGGAGCGCCTGAATGCTCTACTTCGTCCACGGTGTATTCACCCTTAAAGGTCAAGGCTTCATCTTTCCAACCTAGCCCAAGAGATAAAATCGCTCCACGGCTCGGCAGTTCCAACAAGCCGTCGGTATCATCTAAGGTAAAATCGAGCTGATCGGCTTCAAAGCCCCGACTGTCCGTCAGGGTTAAATTCATCAAGCGTTGAGAGAGTAGAGTAGTGATGTCTTTCGTTCCGCCTGTGGATTTTTTCGGATTTGGTCGAACGGTAAGATGAAAGGCAGGAATACGGTGACCGTTTTGCTTTAATCTATCAAGTAAATTCATAGTAAGCTCATAATGTCGTCGCTGATTTCGGTCATCATTGAGTCATCGACCCGTTTTAGCGATAGGGAAAAATCAAGGCGACGTGGTGCACCGTCACCAAAGAAAAGGCTACTTTGCACGCTGATATTTTCAATCACAAACCAGCCTAACATCATAAACGTTGCCCCATCAATTAACGGATAGGGCTTGCCTTGCTCTGCCATTAATTCCAACGCTGTTAAACTTAATCGACCGCCTGTCAGTTCAGGGATTAATGTGCCGCTAATCGTCATCGTTTCGCTGGCTTTGCCTGTAAACTGCGTGCGTGGCAATTTCCCCACGACACTGTTTGTCGGGTGGTTCCACGATAATTCTCGGCTGGTTTCTTGGTAGGGTACGGTTTGTCGCATAAAAACAAACAATCCAAGGCACATCATAGCGGAGTTTTGGAGCATTTAATTTCCTTAATATAACAAGCGGTCAGATATTGAGATTTTTTTGCAAATTTTTCTCGTTATCCGACCGCTTGTCTTATTCTTCGTTGGTTTCTGTCCGTTTTCGTGCTTGCTCTCGCCATTGCATTAATTCATCAAGATACATATCGTCAAAGGCATTGGGTTGCCAATGGAACACAATAGCGATGTCAGCAATGGCATCTTCTACGCAATAAGGGATGAGTCGGACTTTCCCTCTTCGTCACTTTCGATGTCATCTTCATTCAAGTTCATCACTTCAAAGACAGCCCCAGTGAGTTTAGTAAAATCAGCCACATCTAAGCGGTCAATGTCGGATTTATGCAACATCGGCTGGGTAATTCGGGGCAGTAAAGTGATGATGCTGTTTACATCCGACTGCATTAAATCGAGCAACTTCAAGCCTTTGAGTGCCTGAATGTTTGGCTTACGCACCTGAATTTCGGTAATGGTCTGTTCACCACGCACAATGCCTGCTTTTAATTTGACTGTTGTCACATTTGGATCAGTTTTCTTTTTCATTGTTTTTTCCTTGTAGGGACACACTGCGTGTGTCCGTTTTCATCTTAGATATTAAAGCCCAATCGCCGCACGGTGTTGTGCATAACGATCTTTGCCGTCCACTTTGAACACCGAATTGATTAAATCAATCTCAATCAATTCCTTGCCGTCCACCGTTAGCTTGTAGTAGGAAAGTGCCGATTTAATCGTAGTTTCGGTTTTCTCGCCTGTTTTGCTACTGCCACCGTCTAACTCTGTGTGGCGACCACGCACCAACACTTCAACGGCGGTAATTTCGCCTGTGTCGTCACGTTGATAGCTACCCGCAAAACGAATTAATTCGCTGTCAATGGTATCTGTGGCAAACCCTTTGAATAACTCTGGCACAATGCCAGCGTATTTGTGGGTCATCTCTAATTTTTCTAAGCCTAAATTTGCCGACACTTCGCCCAACATACCGCCTGTGCGGAAATCTTCTTGCTTCATCGTCAATTTCGGCAATTCGACTTCTTCTGCCACGCCTTCATAACCAAAACCGTTATTAAAGACGTTCATCAATTTTAATAATCGTGGTAAAGCCATATTTTTTCCTTATTCAACATTCCCCCCTTTGAAAAAGGGGGGCTAGGGGGGATTTTTATGCCGCAGCCACTTTCGCCGCAAAGTCCATCAAGTATTTGTCGGTAATACGCTGACGTAAATTCAGGTTTTCCAGCGACGGCATCGGGGTATAGTCATAATCAATAAAGAACTGACCATCTTTGATAATGTCTTTGGTGTTAATATCGGCATCGACCCAAGCCGAGCCGTCCACGATATAACCTAAATTTTTCCAGTAACGGAATTTTTGGTTGATCATTTCCAGCATATCTTTCACCAAACTTGGTGTAAGCGGTTTATCAATCGCCCAGTCGAACGCTTCGCCGAAGGTGTCCGCAATAATCTGAGCGGTTCGGGTGTACTGCTCAAAAGCAAAAAGTTTATCGCTTGATAAGGTGCGACCGCCCCAAATGCGATAGCCGTTGAAGTTGATTGGCACGGAAATGTTTTTCTCATTGAGCATATTCACATCTGTGCTTGAATCTTGAATATCAAAAGACATCGGGATAGTGACACCCGTCACCCCATCAATTACTACGTTAGACAGGTTTTTATGCCAGCCGACGGTTTTATCTAACAAGGCACGCAAGCCCAATGCACGAGCAACGGCAGAGTTCGGTTTGTAGGATTTTGTTGCAGTGTCAAAAGAAACAAAATCACCGTGGATCATCATCAATTCACGTTGTCCGAAATTACGGGCATATTGAATAGCCGCATCACGGGTTTTCGCACCGTTTGAGCTGATATAGCCAAAAGCACGCAATTTTTTACAGATACTCGCAAGCTCCGTTGCCACCGCTTGATTATCCAATTCAGGCACGCCTAAGATGCGTGGTTTAAAACCGCAGACGGTATTTGCCACCAGCAAGGCTTTTAAGCCTGTGTATTCGCCTTGATCGGTCACTGTACCAATCACATTTGCGGTGAGTGTATCGGCGTTTTCATCGTGGGCAACACGCACCACAATCACAGGGGTTTTAACAGAATCACCGATAGCGTCAAGACTGCGTGCCAATGTGCCTTGTGTGCCAGCTTTGCCAATTGCAGCGACAGGATCGGTAATTAAAACAGGTTTATTTAGGGGGAAAGTTGCACTGTCGGCATCATCGGCAGTACACACCATTCCGATAATTGCGGTGGCAATGGTTCGAATTGGTCGTGTGCCTTCGTTGATTTCCAGTACTCGAACACCGTGTAGATAGTCCATAGAAAATCCTTCTGTTTAAATAAAAGGGGATAAATTGAAGGCTATTGTGAAAAGAAAACCGCCCTGAAGCGAGCGGTTGGAAGTGTGGATTTGGGGATAACAATCAGCGGATTTTGCTAAACTCTGGGGGATATTGCTTGCGTTTAACTTCGCTTTCGTAGGCGGTTTGGCAATGCTGTTTATCAAAAAACAGCCCATTGATAAAAGCAAACCAAAAACGCCACCGCTTGCGTGGCTTCTCGGCAAGTATCGCCCCACGGTAGCAACGGCTTGAAAAGGTTTCATCTGCCGCACCGCCTGTTAGGGCGTTAAATAGTTGGTCAATGGCAATCACAACGTGATACAACCACAATAGCAATTTAGATTTGTTCATTTACAAACTCCTCATAAGTCTGCGTCCACCCACTCGAATAATCATATTCCAACGGGTTTTCTACTTGCTCCACCATCGCTTTATGCTTCAAGGCATTAGCGTGATTGCCCGTCTTAGCTTCCATTAACACCTGCCAAATGACTAACAATTTTTCTTTATTAATCATCGCCACCGAATTATCGGCGAAGGTCCACGGAATTTCTTGGTCACC